TATTAATATAATAATAAATAAAAATATCATTTTATTGTAAAATAATATTAGTAATATTCATTTTAATTCTTTTATTAATTTACATAAAGATATCAATTGTAAGATTGAATATATTATTCCCTTGAGAAAGGAATTCTGCTACGTGGAAATACAGATAAAAATATTGCAGACTGTATAATATAAATGAGTTCTCAGCAAGTAGTTAATAAAGTGATATATAAGTCATCACACCAATTGGTAAGACAATAGGTTGCAACTGTGCTAACTACGTGACCCTACTCTTATAGTCCTTAATATATTGGATGAATACGTTATAAGTAATAAGACAAGAGGGTGCTCAAATTATTTTATTTCATAGTTAAATAATTTAAATTAATAAATGATTTATAACCTGTAGATTTAATTATTTACAGGTTATTTTTATTTAAAACCTTTGTTAACCCTTGTGGTTGTTGGGATTGTGAATTCTATGTTAGTCATATCCCCACACATTTACCCATTAAACTACAACTCCAGTTATACAACTATAAATATAGTTATAGCTTTTACATAAATATTATAACCAATTTAACTGTATATTTCAAATCAATATTAACAACTAAATTATACAAATTATGAACATGATTTTAATAATATTATCAATTTATATACTATTATTTATAATAGGTTTCTATTTATTACGTTATTTAAATGGTTATTATACAATTAAAAGCTCTGAAATTATTCAAGAAGGCGATATAACTCGAAATGACAACAAAGAAATAATAGGTAAATATTACTATATTAAAACTATTTATAAAAATAATAGAATAATTATTAAAAAGAAGGAATTTATATAACTAATTCAATTAAGTTATTCTACATATATTTACACACAATTTATTACAAATTTAAACTAATTACTAACTAAATCATACAAATTATGAACAATTATTTAAAAATAAGTATAATATTATTCTGTATTTATATGTTATCTTATACATTAATAGATCATTATATTATTAAACAAGGTATTCAATGGGGTTATAATTTAACATTAGCAATTATATTTTCATTAATAGTTTCAAAATTAATTACACCTAATAACAACTAAACAAATTATGAAAAACTTTGACAATATTATTACCAATATATCCTTATGGTTATATGGTAAACGACAACCAATGTGGACATTTCAATAACTAAAATATAATATTATGTCAACATATTCAAATGAACCACAACAAACTAAATGGGAAATATGGTTTGTAACATCAATAATATTATTTATATCAATGATGCTATGGGGAACTTGTGAAAATTCACAAAATTTACCCATAATATACAACGGATTATTATTAGCAACACTTGTTAATTTAGTTTATTGTGTATATGAAGGTTTACAAAAATAATATTATGAAACAATTCATAATTAAATCAATAATATCTTTATTTATAATAACAATTGTTATTTATATATTTAAAGATATACTAATATAAATCACTTGCTTGAAAATAAACAAATATAAGTTATCTCCATTATTAAAGCCTCTGTAGAAATACAAGTATCTTAATGTAGAAATAGGTAACCTTTAAAAATATTAACTGTACTAGCAGTTGTGTTTAATATGTAAAGATATTAATGTAAAAGCGAAAAGTACTATACGGAAATTCTTCTTAACTTAATTAATATTCTACTAGATATAGACAAGTGATTTTTTAATACAAACTACTCACTGAAGATAAATAGTAATACTTTCGAACATGGGGTCAGTAAGGTCTGATATGCAGCTGTTCTCGCAAGGAATAAGCAATCAAAACCAAATAGAGGATGCGTTAGCTCTATTAGTATTACAGTTATGCTAAGATGATGTTATTTATTGTAAGATATATTAAAACATTAAAACTCCCTTGATAAGTTGGGTGAAGGAGTACCAACAATATATTCCACTTAGAAATGGATGAGTAGTTTTTAAAATAATAATTTTAACTAACAAAATAAATAATAATATATGATAAGAAATAAAATAGAAAAATGGATTCTTTCAGAACATCATGTAAAGAATCCAACACTAGTATTTATATTAACATTATTCTCAGCATTTATTATATTGGGATGTATGTTATTTTATATTGCATATATGAATTAAACACTGACATAGACAAAAGTCTTTGAAGAAGAGTAGCATATAATAAGTCTTAGTTTGCTACACAACTAACCACTAAGGTTAATAATTAGTCTTAGTGGTTTTATAATATTGTCCACATTTAATAGTATTTAAGGGACATTAAAGATTAAATATTATATTTTAAAATAAATAAATTAACTAAATAAATTAAAATTATGAACACAGAAAAATTTACAACAGTAACTTATCAATTAGAAAATGGTACAAAAATTGTACAACCTATTAACAAACAAGCTTTTGTTGATGAAAAAGGTCGTAAAAGAACAGAAGCACAACTTCATAAATTATTTCAAGACACCGCTTGGGATAAGAGAGCTGTCAAATATACAATTGATTCTGAAACAGATGATTCATCAACAACAGAAAAAGAAATTCACTTCACTAAAAATGAAAGAAAAGTAGCCAAAAGAGATTATAAAGATTTTCAAAAATCTAATCCAAACGGATTTAAACAATCGTTGAAATCTTTTCAAAAACAATTTGTTGATGCAGTAACAAATAATAAAAGAATTAAAATGAATATTACTAATATTATTTTACAATAAAATGATATTTTTATTTATTATTATATTAATAATAATTGCAATAGAAGAAAATTAATAATCTTAAATTAAATCACCTAATCCTTAAAATGGCTAGGAATAAGTTAACAATATCAATAAATAAGTCAAGAAGCTATTTATAGTGAAATTGTAATTCTTTAGGATATTATACAACAAAATTTACAAGAGTTAACCTTATTAAAATATTAAAATTTCATTGTTAGTACGTTTATTAACCGAAAAGAATTATTACAATTTTAATATTATAAATAAGTAATTAACGCCACTTGTTTAGGTGATTTAATTAAACTAAAACTAAAACAATTATGACAACAGTTACAACATTACAAAAAGCAGGTTATTCAGGTGTTAAAGTAACTTCTATGACTAAAGCTATTGAATCTCAAGAAATATTTAAACATTTAAGATTAGTTCAACAAAATGAATTTAGTAAAATTAAGAATAAATATAATAAAGTTGGTTATTTAACACAACCTTATTTTAGTTATCTTTGGAATTTATATTGGAACTTTGTATTAAATGATTTTAGATTTGAAGATAAATCTAAAAATTGGTCAGTTCCAATTAAACAAAAGAAAATTAAAGTTGAACACATTGGTTTAATTATGTTGAAAAATTTAAAATAACAATTATGAAAACAATGTGTAAATTACAATTTCCTAATGGTGAAATAGTTTCAACTCATTTATGGAATCAAATAGATTTAAATAATGCTTTAAAAAATAACTAAAAATAACAAAAATGAAAACAAAATTATTACTATTTATCGCAATAATGTCAATGACTCTGACTTTTGCACAATCAAAACAAGTAGATAAACTATTAAATAATTCTGAAAAAGGAGTTACTACAGTTTATAAAGACGGTACAGCTGTTGTAAAGACAGTTTATAATGATGCTAAATCATTATCTCCTAAAATAGAATCTGCTATCAAATCATTAGCAACTGAGCTTAAAACAACTACAAATGCTTTGTGGGATATATTAGTAAGACAGCAATTAGTTTGGTCTATTGGATTTTTAATCTTAACATTAACTTCTATATTTAATTGGTATTTATTTTATAAACGTAATTTAAATATTAAATTAACAGAAAATGATTTTGTTAAAGGTAAAAAAATATTTAAAGAATCAATTAACAACCCAGATTATTCTAGTTACGCAAGTTTAAATGATGTTAGAGGTCAAAGATATTTATTTAAAGATGCTACAGAAGAAGAAATTTTAATACCTATAATTAATTCTAATAATATTTGGTTTAAATGGCTACACTTAATAATTTGTTTAAGTTTATCATTATTAAGTATTTATCATTTTTCTAATATGTTAACGGGTTTTATAAATCCAGAATTTGGTGCATTAAAAACTATTGCAGAAATTGCAATTAAATTAAAATAATTAAAAATTAAAAATTATGGAAACATTTGTAATAATATTAATAGTATTAACAACTATGATTATTTGTTATTATATTAACAGATATATTGTAAAAGTTGTTAATAAAACTGATTATAGTTGGGAAGAAGTAAAAACAAATTTATTAATGAGTATATTTATACCAGTATCATTTGTATATTGGATAATATATATTATTAATATTATACCTTCACTTCCTGAACGACCACCAAAATGGTTGTAAACTAATTAAAATACTAACGTGGTGGAATGCATACACGCAAGACTTAAACTCTTGTGATCTTAATAGGTCATGCCAGTTCAAATCTGGTCGTTAGTACAAACTGTATTTCATAATTGTAGTTTAGTTAGTTTAGTTGATAAATATGGGTGAAAGAGATGTCAAACAGCTTGAGTAACCCATATTTATTTTAAATAACAAAATTATATTATGAATAATAAAATAACAAATAATAACTAATTAATAAAAATTATGGAATATATTAAAAAAGAAGAGTTAATTAAAGGTAAAATTTATACTCATCAAAATGGTAATATTTGTAGATATGATCAAATTGTTAATAACTCTATTATTGGTAAACATCTTGGTTATAATAAAAGTGAATTTAGAAAACCACCTAATAATTTAGGTAATTTCAACATTGATGAAATGAAATTATCAACACCTGAAGAAAAACATTGGTTGGAAATTTGTATAAATGCTGATAAATTTATAGAATATAATAAAGCTATGAAAAGTTTTATTCCTGAATATGTTGAATGTATTGTAGGATATTCAGGTATGACAAATATATCTGCAAAAATTGGTAAAATTTATAAAACATCTGAAGAACCAGAATTTTCAATTTATAAATGGGATTATTTATTTAAAAATCATTTACATAAATTCAAATCGTCAACAAAAAAAGCTTATGATGCTCAATTTATTGTTAAAGAGCCTGAATTTATATTACCTGAGAAATGGTATATTAAAACAAATTTAGATAATTTAACTATTATTTCAAATTGGTTTAATAAAAATAAACAAAATAATATAGATGATTATCATACATTAAGAAAAGATGGAATAACTCCAGTTTATGAACAATTATGTTTTCCTGGAATTGTTAAATATAGTGTTACATATCATGGTTTACCAAATAATATGTTAGATAATACTTATAAAGAAATAACTTTTGAACAATTCAAAAAATATGTTTTAAAAGATGAAACTATTAAAGAAAAAATTATCGAACCATTACCACAATTTAAAGTAATTGAAACAATTGAAACAATTACTAAAGTTGAAAATAACGAAGGTAATCAATTCTTTATTGGAGATATTGTTAAATCAGATAAAAATGCTATTTATAATATTGTAGGATTTAAATATAATATTAATAAAACAGATATTATAGCATTGGTTACAAAATCTCCTTTAATGGGTATTAGTATTAATAAAATTGAACATTATATTGAATCTAAAGTTGAAAAAGTTGTAATTGAAGAAACTTTATTAGAAAAAGCTAAAAGATTGTATCCTATTGGTACTGAATTTAATGCAGCTAGAGGGACTAAAAATTATTATAAAGTAAGAAATAATTCTGAATTTAAAGAAATGCCTGATGGTGCAATCTGTATAGAATTGTATGGAAACGGAACTATTTATTATGATGGTAATTGGGGAGAAATTATAAAATAATTAATAACAAATAAATAAAAATTATGAAAACAGATCAAACAAAAGTATTTTTTAAATACTCAGAAAATGGAACAATTACAGCAGTTGCTAAAAACATTCAAACAAATGAAGAAGTTGTAACTAGAGAAGTGAAACTTCGTCACAGTGATACACCAAACAAAATTGTTGGTAGAAAGTATGCATTTAAAAAACTAATGGATCATAGCTTAGTTAATAACTTATTACCTAAATCTGAAATTGGTGCATTATGGAAACTATTTGGTTCCACTTGTAAACAACCTAATCAAAAATTAGCTTATTAATTATGAAAGTTTACAAATATTATACAAAAGATGGTCATTTAATGAAACAAGGTGAAATTATGTATAGAATTTGTGATAGTTCAGGTAAAAAATTTGATAAACCTGAAAAAATAAATTTTAATTATAATACAGGTTATAATCATTTATGGATTTCAAATGATAATCAAAAATGTCAACCTCATTTAAATCCATATCACCCTAATCATTTACACTTTTATAATTACGATAATGCATTAAAACATATCTGATTTTAATTACATATAGTTTTAAAATATGACTCATTTTAAAACAATTATATGGATAAAAAATTAATGGATATTGAAGTATTTAAAAATTACTTCTGTATTGGAATAGAAGATTATGTTACTAAAGAATTAATATTTTATGAAATTTCTGAAGAAAAAAATGAATTAGATTTAATTTATAATTGGTGTAAAGATTTTAAAGGATTTATGATAACCTTTAATGGTATTCATTATGATAATATGATTATTAAGTATTTACTTAAAAATTATAATAAATATAAACATTGGGAATGGTCTAATATAACATTAGATTTAAAGTATTTTTCAGATAAGATTATTTATGGAGATTCTTTTGATAATGAAATTAAAGAAATTAAGTATTTTAAAACAGATTGGACTGATATAGATTTATTTTTATATTGGTCCAAAATGTTAAGACTATCCAAAAAAATATCTTTAAAATCATTAGGTATTCAATTAGGTTACCATACTGTTCAAGAATTACCATTTAAACATGATTCTATTTTAACTTTAGAAGATTTACCTAAATTACGTTATTACAATTATACACATGATTTAGGAATATTACGATTACTTTGTGATAAAATGAATGATCAAATTGTTCAAAGAAGAGATGCAATTATAAAGTTTGGATTTGGTAAAGAATGCTATAGTTGGGATGGAGTAAAATTAGGGTTAAATATATTATTAAAAGAATATTGTTTAGCTAATAATACAACATTAAATAATATTAAAGATTTAAGAACACCTTTTCCTCAAGAAGGAATATTAATTAAAGATATAATTTTACCTTCAATTAAATTTAAGCCTACAGAAAAAAAAATTACAATTACTATCAGTAAAGGTAGGGAAATATATAATTGTAATAGTTTTTACACATTATATAATCATATTTCTAATAGGAAAGTATTTTCAACTAACGAATTAAGTTACTCTGTTGTTTCTAAAGGTGTTAAATATGATATTAAAAGTGGAGGATTACATTCTTGGCATGAAAATGATATTGTAATTCCTGATTTAACTAAAGTTTTATTTCGAGATAAAGATGTAAGTTCATATTATCCAACATTAGGTTCAGAATATGAATTTGTACCAAAACATTTACCAGGAATGGGTAAATTAATTAAAAATCTTAAAACTTTAAGATTGCAATATAAAGCTGAAGGTAATAAAAAAGATGCTGAATTATATAAGCTTGCTTTAAATGGAGGATATTATGGTAATCTTAATAATGAATATTCACCAATGTTTGATCCTTTACAACTACTCTCTGTAACTATTAATGGACAATTATTCTTATTAATGTTATGTGAATGGTTTGAAGAAAATAATATTATAATTGATGCTTGTAATACTGATGGAGTTACTGTTATTTTAACTAAAGATAAAGAAGATTTATTTGAAGAATTATGTTCTAAATGGGAAAAAATTACATTAATGGAATTAGAAGCTGTTGATTACATTAAAGTTATTCGTAAGAATATTAATAATTATATTGCAGTAACTACTACAGGAGACGTAAAACGTAAAGGATTATTTAAATTTTTAGATAAAGAAATTCCTTTAGGTGATTCTATAGATGAATTAGTTATATCTAAAGCTTTAGATGCTTATTTTAATAAAAATATACAACCAAAAGAATTTATACCTAATCCTAAAAAATACAATTTACATATTTACGATTATTGTAAATCTAATAAAATAGGAAAAGATTATAAAGTTTGGTGGAAATCAGAACCTCAACAACAATTAAATAGGTATTATTTTAGTAAAAAAGGAGCTTATTTATTTAAACAAAAAAACGGCGTAGGTACTATGAATCATGTTAATGTAGATAATCCTGTTATATTGTTTAATAATTATAAAGATAAACCTTGGAAAGAATATAATATAAATTACAATTATTATATTTCTGCAACACAAAAGATTATAGATGAATTACAAAATTTAAACCAATTAACTTTATTTTAATGGAAAGATATAAAATTACAAAATTAAGAGCTGTTGATAATCCTAAACATGGTAATTATGGATACGGTGATTTAGAGGATTATTATGAAGGTTATTTTACTAAAGAACCAACAATAGATGAGAGATTCAATTTATTACCTATTACTAGTTTTGGTAAACCTCATCTTGGTGGAATATCAACATCATTAGTAACTAAAATTATTGATGAAAATACATTTGAAACTTTAAATTCAGTTTATAGAATTGATAAAATAATTGAAAATGAATAAACCAGAATATATTTTTGCTATTGATCTTGTAATGGAACAACATCAAATTACTAATCCTATATTAATTGCTGAAAAAATTCAAGAAGATTTAGAAATGGATGTAACTATTCATCAGATTATGGATTATTTATCAATTAATCAAGAAAATTGGGAAACAGAATCAAATAAAATAGAATATTATGAAAACAATTATTAAATATGAAAAATAAATTATGTTGTAAATGTGTTGGATCTACTAAAGTTATGATTCCTAAAACTAATGGTAAAAAAGGATTTCAATATGAAAACTGTAAATTATGTAATGGAACAGGTGTAATTTCTGAAGAAACTGAAGAAGATTATTTACTTTCTTTAAATGAGGATTTAATAAATGATTATGAATGAGTCTGTAATAGGATTTATATTATTAGGATGTTTTGTAATTATTATGATTTATATTAATTTAATTAAAAAGAAATAAATATGAAAGAAGCTTTTATATTAGATTTAAATTTTCTAAAAGAACAAGATATTCATCCTGAAGAATTCTTAGTGTTAATAGGTTTGAATAATAATTTAGAAATTGTACATTCTGAAACATGGTTTACTTCTCTTGAATTTAAAGGTTTTATTAAAAGAAGTAACTCTGAAGTTATTCTTCGTGAAAAAGGTAAATTATTATTAAATTTCTTATCAATAGAAAGTAACTATTCAAATTATAAAGATAAAAAGATTATTAAAAAGTCTAATCGTGTTATTAACGAAGGATTTGATGAATTTATAGAAGACTATAGAAATCTATGGAAGGGTCTTAAAGTTGGCTCTATGGGGTCTCCAAATGCTTGTAAAGAGAAGATGGAAAGATGGATGAAAGAAAATCCTAATTACTCTAAAGAAGATATTCTTAAAGCTGCTAAAATTTATATTAATTCTTTAAATAACTATCAATATCTTCAAGCTGCTCATTATTTTATTTATAAAAAAGATGGTAAAGAAGAAGATTCTAGATTATCAGCTTTCATTGAAGAGAAAGAAGTTAATAACACAGACTGGACCACAAAACTTTCCTGATTATGAAAAATAATAATATTACTTGGGAAGAATTTGAAAAAAGTTGTTATCATACTCAATACAGTATTGTAATACCTTTAGTTAATAGAATGATGATTAATAAATTAGAATTTATGACTAAAGGTAAATTAGATAATAATAAACTTAGAAGTAAATTAATGGAAATTTATGAAGAAAAATTTAAAAAATAATGAAAAATATGGAAGAATTTGAAGAATTAGTTAAAGATAAAGAAATTTATATTTTAGGAAAAACATCTCAAGATTTTAGAATAGGTTTTGATGAAGATATATTAATACTAAAACCTGATGGAACTTATGAATATATCGAAAGTGATGGAGAATATATTTAAAAAAATGAAAAATGATATACGTTAAAGAAATAGACGTTCCTAAAACTAAAACTCGTAAGAACTTTATTAAGAAGTTTTTAACAGGTAAAAAAATTCCATCTTATCAAGATCCAGAATTTACAAAAGTTCAATGTAATGGTAAAGGTGAAAATGTTGATGGAGCTAGTCGTAGTATTACAGAATTACATGAATTAACTAAATCTAGATTTCCTGCTACGTCAATGAAAGCAATGGTTAAAATCTTATTTGAATTAATTGAAGAAGATCAATCAGTGATATTAGTTTGGTGTGATAAAATTCAAAAAGTAGTTGTAAAATATGTCCCAAATACTTCTGCAGAATGGATTTCTAAATATAGTATAAAAAACCATTATACTAAGAAAGGTATAGATGGTTATAGTTTAGCTGATTATAATGAAATTAAAGATAATTTGTAATGGAAAAAGAATTTGTAAGCTACGAAATTGCATTAGCTTTAAAAGAATTAGGATTTGATAAACCTTGTTTTTGTATCTGGAATAGAGAAAAGAAAATTAGATTTAACAATTTACATAATTCTAACGATAGTAATAAAAATGCTAAACTAACAAATAATAATGGTAAATATCCAGCACCAACATTCTCACAAGCTTTTAGATGGTTTAGAGAAAAACATATAATTGGAGAGATAAAATTTAAAGGAGGTTGGACTACTAAAACATCTTGGTATGATTATGTTATTTATTCTGACATAGACTGGGTAAATGATAAACCTAATAAACAATGGAAAAATTACGAAGAAGCTGAATTAGAATGTCTTAAAAAAATAATAGAAATAGTAAAAAATAAATAAAAATGAAAGAATTGATTTGTATAAATCCAAAAAATTATAAACTTACAGAAGGTAATAAGTATGTAATTGTTATTGATGAAGGTGAAACTGTTATGATTGTTAATGACAGTAATAAAACTGTCAGATATTATAAAGATCTATTTCAAGAAATTGAAGAAGAAATTATTCCTGAACCAGAACCAGTTGTTGTTAGAACTGAACAAGATTTAATTGAAAGTATTGCTAGTGACGATAAAGATATAACTTTTATTGATTTTAATAATGAATTAGTTTCTATTGATAATTATTTATCTATTTTAAATAATGAAAATAGTTTTAGTTGTGGTATTAAAAATGTAACTAATATTGGTGGTCAATTAGAAGAAATTTATGGTGTTATTGAAGAATTAAATCATGATGAAGATTTACCATTATTAACAAAAGCTTTAATTAATCATCATTTTAAAAACTATATTAGACATAAATCAAATAATGGTTTTAATGCTGGTATTTATTTATTATCTTGTAATATTGATGGTAATGGTTTAGATGAAGAAACTGTTGATATTTTAAATGAAATTTCAGATTTTAATACAGAACCTAAATTAAATCCTAATAGTGGTAATCAAATTAAATTATGGGGATTTTATAAATCTAATTTAGACAACTAATGAAATTATATATAAAAGATGTAACCAGAGATAAAAAAGATACATTATATACATTTCTTTTAAAAAATTTAAATATTGGTGGTCATTATGAAAAACGAGGTAAATTTAATGCAACTTATTATGATCCAGAATTTAAACAATTACAATATAAATCAGCAAAAAGAAGTTTTGAAGAAATTGTGTTAATTAGTAAAACTTATTTTAAAGTTTCTGATAAAACTGTTGCTAAAGTTATAATTCGTATTTTAAATAAATATCCACAAGTAACTTTAGTTTTATGTGATTTTGCTAAAAAATGGGTTGTATATTGTGATTTATCTAAAAATGAAAATTCAAAATATTGTGCAAAATATAATCAAGGATTTTTAAAGATAAATGAAGACGGTCATGGTAAATATACATATAATGATATTATGGTTTTAGCTGGATTACCAAAAGAAGATGTTAACATAAATAATAATCTTTAAAAAATTATGAAAAAAGATTAAAAATATTGAAAACTTATAAGATTATTAGTAAATACTAATAAATTAATGAGTGAAGAAAAAAAATCTCTATTTTCTAGAGTATATGAAACTATTGTAAACAAAAGAGAAAGGATTTTAAGTGGAAAAATAAATTCAATTCCATGGGGTTTACCAAGATTTGAAGAAAGTTCTCCAGGTATAGAACAAGGTAAATATTACCAAGTTACTGCTCAAAGTAAAGCGGGTAAAACTCAACTTACAGACTGGTTATTTGTATTTAATACTATTAAACAAATAGTAGATGATAATCTCGATATAAGATTAAAAATATTTTATTTTAGTTTAGAACTTTCTAAAGAAGAAAAAATGTTAGCTTGTTTTGCAAATATACTTTATATAAAAGAAGGTTTAAGAATTGCTCCAACAGATTTAAAATCTACACACGCTAAAAAGGTATTAAGCTTTGAAGTTTTAGAAATTATATCTAAATATCAAAAATATTTTGATAAAATTGAAGAAATTGTAGAATTTGTAGATGATATTCGTCACGCTACAGGAATTTATGATTTAGTTCGTAAATATGCATTAGCTAATGGAACTATTTATTATAGAGATATTATAATTAAAGGTGAAGTAACTCAAGTTGAAGATAGATACGAACCTAATGATCCCGATGAATATGTTATGATTCTTATAGACCATATGGGATTAATTCAACCACAAAAATTAAATGGAATTCAATTATCTTTGCACGAAAGTATATCTTTATTATCTTCGGATTATTTAATTAAACTTAGAAATAGATTTAATTATACACCTGTTGTAGTTATTCAACAAGCTATTGCTGGAGAAAATATTGAACATAAAAAAGCAGGTGCTTTACGTCCATCAGTAGCTAATCTTGGAGATAATAAACTAATTGCAAGAGATTGTAATATGATGATTGGTATATTTAGTCCATTTAAACATGAAATTCCTGAATATATGGGTTATGATATTAAAAGATTTGAAGATAAAATTCGTTTTATGGAAATTATAATATCTCGTGATGGAGGAGCTGGAACAGTTTGTCCATTATATTTTGATGGAGCAACAAATTATTTCAAAGAATTACCACTACCCTCTGATAAAGAAGCAATACAAAAGGTTTATGATTTTATAAAAAATATTAGATAATATGTTATTATATAGACATTTAAAACCTAATGGTGAAACTTTTTATATTGGAGTTGGAAATAAAATTAGACCTTATACTAAATCAGATAGAAGTGATTTTTGGTGGAAAGTTGTTAACAAATATGATTATGAGATTCAGATTTTAAAAACAGGTTTGACTAAAAAAGAAGCTTATGAATTAGAAATAATGTTAATAAGTTGGTATGGAAGACGAGATTTAGGATTGGGACCACTTGTTAATCTTACAAATGGTGGGGATGGTTCTAACAATGTAATTGTTTCACAAGAAACTAGAGATAAACTTAGTAAAATACATACTGGAAGTAAAAGATCTGAAGAAACTAAAAGACGAATGTCTGAAAAAGCTAAATTGCGAATTTTTTCAGAAGAAACTAGACTGAAAATGTCAGAATCTGCAAAGAAAAAGATAATTACTAAAGAACATTATGATAAAATACATACTTCTCGAAAAGGTGAAAATAATGACATGTTTGGTAAAACTCATTCAGAAGAAACGCGAGAAAAAATAAGACAAAAAGCATTATTAAGATATAATAAAAATGATCAATTAGAAGAAAATACTTCATAGCAATAATGCAGAAAAAATGAATAAAGTTTATGAATTTATGAAAAATATTAAAAAATAGTGAAAAATGAAAAAAGATTATGGTTGGGGAAGTTCTAGCCCTGTAACATGGAGTTTTACAATAAATAATAATGAAACAATTAATAAAAAACAAAGTTGTTATAGTAGAATGGTTGATAATGTAATTTTTATAACTTTATATGATTTAGATTGTGAAAAAACTATAAAATATAAAATGTTTTATTTGCAATATGTTTCAGATATGTATGATTTAAATGCTGAAATTACAGAAGAGTATTTTAAATTTAAATGTCAAGGTAATAGATATAAAAATATGTTAATTTGTGCAACTATTAGATTATTATGGGAAAATATAGGTAGTATTAATCCGGCAATTCCAATGCATGATGTATTTTTTGAAAAATTACAAAATGGTAAATCTAAATATAGAAATAAATTAAAACGTTTTTGTAATTTTTATTCTCAAATTGATTTAGGTGAAAAAAAGAATTATTTTCATGATGGTCATTCTTGGAAACCTTTTCAAACATTAATTAAATCTACTTCAGATTTTAAGAATTATAATGGAAATTCTGTTAATGAATTTTTCCATAAATAAATTAAATAATACAAAATTGAAGATATAATATAAAAATATCTAAAAATAGTAAAAAATATCTAAAAATAATTTATATCTTTGTTAATAATTAACAAATAAATAAATTAAATATGATAGAACTACCAACCAAAAAGGTAGCAATTACACAAATAAATCCAAGTAAATTAATATTATTTTCAAGTCCAAAGGCGGGAAAAACTTCTGCATTAGCAATGTTAGAAAATAATTTAATATTGGATTTAGAAGATGGCGCGGGTTATGTAGATGCTTTAAAAATTAATGTAAAAGATATTGCTAGAAAAAAAGATATTAAACCTATCGTAGCTTTAAAACAAGTCATTAATAAAATTAAAGAAGCTAATATTGCAAACAAAGGTTATGTTTATAAATATATTACAATAGATACAATTTCTGCTTTAGAAAACGATTACGCTCCAGATTTAGCATTAAAAATGCATTTAGCTACACCAATTGGACGTAATTTTCAAGGTGACGATATTTTAACACTTAGTAATGGACAAGGTTGGGGGATTTTACGTAACGCAATTTTATTAATTGTACAAGAATTAGAAGAATTATGTGAAACATTAATTATATCCGCTCATACCAAAGATAAAATTGTAGAATTTTCTGGCAAGGAATTAGTCCAGAGGATGATAGATCTCGCGGGGAAAACACCATCGATACTATGTAGTCATTCTGATGCAATAGGTTATGTTTATCGTAAAGATAATCAAACAATTGTAAATTTTCAAACAGCAGAGTCATTATCTGTAGGTGCAAGACCAGAACATCTTAAAAATCAAGAGATTGTATTACTAGAATCAGATGATCAAGGTAATTTTACAGCTCATTGGGATAAAATATTTAAATAATAATTGGGTTTTTTAAAATAAATTCCGTATATTGCATAAAATTAAAATGTAATAAATGATAGGAATTTATAAGATAATTAACCCTAATGGTAGAGTTTATATCGGTCAAAGTAGAGATATTGAAAAAAGATTTAAACAATATAAAAGATTAAAATGTAAAAAACAACCTAGATTATACAATAGTTTTTTAAAATATAATGTTGAAAATCACACATTTGAAATTATAGAAGAATGTGATTTCAATGATTTAAATATTAAAGAACGTTATTATCAAGATTTATATGATGTCACTAATGAAAAAGGTTTAAATTGTACTTTAACAAAAACAGATATTTTACCACAAGTTGTTAGTGACATAACTAGAGAAAAAATTGGAAATAGAATACTTTCAGAAGAAAGTCGACTTAAAATGAGTTTATCTAGAAAAGGTACAAAATGGTCTGAAGAAACCCGATTAAAAGTCAAAGGTAAGATTATTGCAGAAAATGTTAAAATTAAAATGAGTTTAGCCAAAAAAGATAAATATAATGGTGGAAATCATCCAATGTATGGTAAAACTCATTCAGAAGAAACTAAATTAAAAATGAGTTTATCTAAAACTAAAAAAGTTATAAATGTAATAACAAATGAGATTTTTAATTCTTCTGATGAATGTGTTTTAATTAATAATCTTTCTATTACCTCAGCTTATTTAAGATTAATGCTTTCTGGAAAAAGAAATAATAATACAGATTTTAAATATTTATAAGTTAGAATTCTTTTAAAAAAAATTCAAATATATAAGCCTATAAATTAAATAAAAAAAAACGAGAGAGAGAAGATGTTTGATTTAAACAAAAAAGAAGCGATTAGTAGTGTATTTAATAATGGAGTAGCAGGTAAAGCTATAGGGGTTAATGTAACAGTTGAAAAAAGAAAGGTTGATGAACCAGATAGTTATCCAGATTATAAATTAGTAGTATCTGATGAATCAGGTGGTATGCCAATTAATCAAGGATTTTATATCAATTCAGAAGATGATGAGAAACGTCAGCAAATGACATATCAACGTGTTAAGTCTATTGCAGATGCAGTAGTTCCTGAAGATTTTGTATATCCTGAAGTAAATGGATATGTTGATGCATTAAACACTTTATTTAAAGTTATTAAAGAAAATGCAGATGATAAAAAAGTAGATGTATTCGTAACTTATGGATATACAGCTAAACCATCTAAATACTTAGGTTTGAGAATGTTTAATTTCATTCAAAAACAAAATGCTAGTTTTGATAGATTGAAACCAAGTAATACAGATGTTTTAGAACGTCCTGAAGCAGATGCTCCAAAAGCAGATAGTCAAGGTACAGCTCCAAAAACTTCTGCTGATATTTGGTAATAAATAATATTATAAATTAAGGGATCAGTCCTGTCTACAAATCTGATGTGGGGTGATAGTAGATAATTTATAATAGTGGTTGAGTGGCGAAAGGTGGTAAACGCAGTGGTGTGTTAAATGTGGGAATAGACATAATCCCTAACCCTGTAAAGGGCTAACTGCTTGTCTTTTATTGCAGGTTCGACTCCTGCCTCAACCTCAATATTAACTAAAATTAAAAATTATGAAACAGCGTTATGATAAAGAACCTAATGGTTGTATGTCTTGTACATTTGAAGGTTGTAAAAAAGAAATAGAAGAAGGTGGTTATTTACAAGCGGGATATACACCTCAGGATGAATATGGAAAATGTCCTGAAGAAGCTAATATAGAAAAATAAATTATGTTTAATTTAAATAAAGAAAAACAATTAATATCTAAATCTGAAATTTTAAAATATTTTAATGAATTAGAAATATTTCAACATTATATAGATGATGAAGTAATGTTAGGTAAATCAATATTATCACCTTTAAGAAAGGAAAACAATCCTTCCTTTGCATTTTTTATTGGAGAAGGTAATGAAATATGTTTTAATGATTTTAAGCTCGGAAAAGGTGATTTTATACAGTTTCTGAGATTAAGAGATGGTTTAACATATTTTGAAGCTTTAAGTAAAATTGCAAATGATTTCAATCTTCAAGATGATTATATTTGTAAAATATATCCTAAAGAAGGTAAAGATAAATCTAAAGTTAGAATTATTAAAGATGATATGTTATCTAAATATACAGGTTATTATTTAGGTAAGAAAGCTAGAGAATGGCAATCACATGATGTATTATTCTGGAGACAATTTGGTATTGGTAAAGAAACATTAGAATTTTTTAATGTACAACCAATAAGTTTTATATTTATTGGAGATAAGTGTTTTCCTGCTGATAAATATGCATATTGTTTTATAGAAGAAAAAGACAATATTGAGACATATAAAATTTATCAACCTTTTAGTGAAAATTATAAATGGATTAATAATCATAATAATTCTGTATGGCAAGGTTGGACACAATTACCAGAATCTGGAGAAACATTAATAATTACTAAATCATTAAAAGATGTTATGTGTTTATATGAAGTTGCTAAATTACCAGCAATTGCAATGCAATCTGAAAATGTATTACCAAAAAGACATATATTTCAACAATTAGAATCTAGATTTACAGATATTGAATTATTATATGATAATGATTTTGATAAAGATCCTAATTGGGGAAGAATATTTGCAGATAAATTTGCTAAAGAATTTGGATTAGTTGATAGTTTTATTCCAGATAAATATAAAGCTAAAGATTTTTCAGATTTAGTGAAGCTTATGGGTCAAGAAAATGCAAAACATATATTATTTTACGAAACATTGTTACCTTTTTAAAAAAATAATGATAAATATGAGAAAAAATAATAAAAGATCTGAAGGTTATAAAACTAGAGCTGAAAGAAAGAAGGAAAAGAGAGAATTAAAAAGAAAATCACAAATGGAAAAAAAGATTTTAATAGGTCTATATGATGATTATAGAAAAGATGGTTGTTTAAATGGAATGTTGAGTAATGCTTCTTGTAAATTAATAGGTACTTATTCTACAGAACCCAATTATACAATGTATAATATAGATAAAGATGAATCTTGTGTGGTAGTAACAAATGGTAATTATTCTATTAAAGTTGAAGTTTGGGAGGTAAGTGAATCGTATATAGATACAATTGAAAAAACTTATAGTTATTATCCACAATTTGAAGAATACCCACAAGATTATAAAAAAGAAGAAGTTTTAACACCGTTTGGTAAAGTTTCAATGTATTTCACAAATATAGAACAATCTGAAAAAGATATTATAATTAGTGGCGATTGGATTGAATATTTGAATTATAAAAAAGTAATTGGTAATAAAAAAGTAACTATATAACTATGAGAAAAAAACATTTAGTCGCATGTTACGGAAGTTTACGTAAAACTATGAGTAATTATCAATATTATTTATCAAGTTCTGAATATAAAGGTACATTTTCAACAGAACCTGAATATACTCTACATTCTTTATCGTTTTACCCGGGATTAAAATTAAATGGTAATACATCTGTTGTAATGGAAGTTTATGAAGTAGATGATTATACTTTAGAAAATTTAAATAGATTGGAAGGTTATCGTTCTGGAGAAAAATCAACATTTTATGATAGAATTGAAATTAATACTCCTTGGGGAAAAGCTTTTACATATATTTATGTAAATGAATTATCAAAAAATTCTATTGTGGAATCAGGAGATTGGGTGTTACATAAATCTAAAGAAAAATCGTGGTCAAGTGTCACAAATAACTAAAGATTATGGAAGAACAATTAATTTCATTTGAAACGGCTAAACTAGCTAAAGAAAAAGGATTTGATACTCCTACTAGAAATTTTTATGCAGATGAATCTTGGAAAGATGAACAAGTTTATACCTGTAATGAAGTTGGTTATCCTGAATACACAAAAGATATGGGAAATAATCACGGATTTGGAGATATAACTTTAACACCAACTCAATCTTTATTAAATAAATGGCTAAGAGAAGTTCATAAAATTCATATTGAAATTGAATATTCTTTTAAACAAAATAAATATTCTGTAGATATATATAATTCTGATGAAAAAATTATCGATAATCAATTATTTAAAATATCTTCTAAAATTGAAGATTATTTAAAATATAAAAGTTATGAAGATGCTTTAGAATTTGGATTACAAGAAGGATTAAAATTAATAAAATAAAAATAACTAAAAATAATGAATAATATTAAAAAGATAGCCATTGTGGGACATTTCACAGGAGAAAATAGTTTTGGAATTTCTAAACCATATTTATTCTTTTGGCAACAATTTGGAGAAGTATCTTTAATTTCACCATTTGAAACACATGTAAGAGATGTAGATTTATTAGTAATGCCAGGTGGTCAAGATGTAGATCCTTATAGATATTTATCACCTGAAGAGGATACTCATATATTTACAGGAACTCCTTGTATGCAAAAAGAAAGATTTGATAGATTTCTATTATCTAAATATATGGAAGCTAATATTCCGATATTTTGTACTTGCAGAGGTATGCAATCTATGTATGTTACCCTAGGAGGTAAACTTAATCAACATATGTCACATGAAACTAATCCATCACATGATGGTAGAAAATTAATGCATGGAATTGATTTTGAAAATCAATATATAATTCCAGGATTTGCAGAAGTTACTCAGCATAAAAAAGGTGAATATAAAATTAATAGTAGGCATCATCAAACTGTTAATGAAGAAACTAAACCTGAAATTGTAACTATTCTAGCAAGACATAGTACAGATGATGAAATTGAATTTGCAACAACATTTCCACATTACCCTTGTCATATGACACAACATCACGTGGAGGATACATCAGATCCTGCTACAGTATTTCTAATTAATCATTTATTAAATTTAAACAATGACTAAATTAAAAAAATATAAATTATTTAGACCTCTGATTTTATCACGTCATCCATCACACTCAATTTTAAGAGCTAAGAATCAAACATTACCATTATTACCATTTAGATCTGTAATACGTCTTGGTTCGACGACAGACTCAGACGGTAGATTAGAAATTAATACAGTACAAGCTGTTAAAAATTCAGCTTCTAAACTGTTAATGAAACAGAAGTTTACTGAAGCTGGAGTTAAAACTGCTGATTGGATGACTTATAAAAATGGTTCATTTAAAGCACACGATACAGATTTAGATACAGATATTGAAATATATCCAATTGTAGCTAAATCTCATTTTGGTTCTAGAGGAATTGGTAATACTAAATTTAATACTAAAGAAGAATTAGAAGCTTGGTTACCAAATAAAAATCTTAATAATTATATATTTGAAGAGTTTGTTAAAATGACTAGAGAATATAGATTACATGTAACTAAATTTGGTTGTTTCTATACTTGTAGAAAATTAGTTAAAAATGATGCACCTGAAGGTACTTGGCAACGTCATGATGATGTTTGTAATTGGGTATTAGAAGAAAACCCATCATTTAAAAAACCTAAGAATTGGGATGCTATTGTTGCAGATTGTATTAAAGCAAAAGATGCTTTAGGATTAGATATTTGTGCATTTGATGTAGGTGTTCAAGGTGCTAAAGATGGAGTTGAAAGAGAAAATCCTGAATGGATTATATTTGAATCTTGTTCGGCTGCCAGTTTTGGTGCTGTTACAGGTCAAAAATATATAGAAATTTTGCCAAAATTATTAATAGATAAATATAATAACAAATGAATCCAGAATTATTAAACAAAATAAAACATTATCATTTAGATAATACAACTTCAAAAAGTACAATTAAAACTTTTTTAAATACTTGTATCGGAGCTGGATTGTATCATGAAGTAGAGGGTGATGAATTACATAATAAAGTAGAAACTATTTATAATTATTTAAATAATGTTATTAAAGAACCAGAAGTTAAACAACCTTTAAATATTGTAATTGCAGATGATTCTTCATCTTTAGAATACGTATCATATTTAAAAGAAAAATATGAAGTTACTGTCCATAAATCAAATAATGTAAAAAATCCAAAAGATATTGATTTAGTATTATTTACAGGTGGTGAAGATGTTTGTCCTGAAAGATATTTTGAAGAAACTGGTAAATTTACAAGTTTTAATAAAAATAGAGATGAAAAAGAAATAGATAATTTTTATAAATTTAAAAATCATTCTTTTCTATTAGGTATTTGTAGAGGAAATCAGTTACTTACCGTATTAAGTGGTGGTAGATTAATTCAACATGTAGAAGGTCATTGTAGAGATCATTCAATCATTTTAAATAATAGAATGAAATGTAACATTACTTCCTCACATCATCAAATGATATATCCTTTTGATTTAAATGAAAAAGATTATGAATTACTTGCTTATTCTGAATATTTTCAAAGTAATACATATCTTAATGGAAATAATGAAGAAGTTGATTTATCTAAAAATTTCTTAGAACCTGAAATTGTATATTATAAAAATACAAATGCTTTATGTATTCAAGGTCATCCTGAATGGAGTCATTGTGAAAAAAGAACTTCGAATATGTGTTTAAATTTAATTGATAAATATTTAAAAGAATTTAAAAATTCAAAAAAAGAAAATAATTTAGGTTATTATAAATCAATTAATATTGCTGATTTAAAATATGGCGATAATTATTATAGTGATGCAATTGAAAAAGAAGAAGTAGAAGATAACTATGATTGGGAATTAGAAGAAGATAATTCTCCACTTTAATAAAAAATTATAAAAATATATGAAAATAAATAATATCACTTTGGGTACAGATCCAGAATTATTCTTAGCAAAAGACAATAAAATTATTTCAGCAATTGGTAAAATTGGGGGTTCTAAATCGGAACCCCAACCGATTTCAGATGATGGTCATTTTATTCAAGAAGATAATGTTACTATTGAATATAATATCCCACCTTGTAAAAATGTAGAAGATTGGGTATTTCATCATAATTTTGTTAAAGATTATTTAGAAGTATTAGTTTCTGGAATGGGTTGTACATTAGCAATTCAACCTATTGCTACATTAGAAGATTCTGAGTTAGACAACGATATAGCGCGTCTTGCGGGTTGTACACCTGATTTCGATGTATGGAATGAATGTATTAATGAACCAGTAGACTTATCTATTACCAACAAGAGAAGCAGGGGGTCATATTTCTGTGGGTTGGGATGATTTTACACAAGAACAACAGCTAGATATGATTAAAGCAATGGATGCTACTTTAGGTTTAGAATCTGTATTATTAGATGATGATACAGAACGTAAAAAACTTTATGGTAAAGCAGGTTGTTTTCGCTTCACCGCTTTTGGAATTGAATATAGAAGTTTATCTAATTTCTGGATTAAATCTGATGAATCTTTGCAATGGGCTTGGAAAACTACAATGAAAGCAATTGATTTAGTTAATTCTGATAAAATTGAAGAAGTTAAAGAGTTAGGTGGTTATATTGTAGAAGCAATTAATACTAATAATAAAGAATTAGCTCAAGAGTTATTAAATAAAATTGATATAATTGTTGATAATAAAATAAAAGTAACAAATGAATAATTTAAAACATTCCGATTATATTACACATATTAATAATGAAGAAGATAATGTTTATTTAAAATCTAAACATTTTCCAGTAAATATGAGATTATTTAAAACATCTGAACAATACAAAAATATAATTTTACAGCAATGTAATTATATTAGAGAATTGTGTCTAGATGTAAAAAAAGGTTATAAAAAACCACACGGAATGAGTTCTGCAAACGCAGGATTAGCATTTAATATTATTGGTATTACTAAAAATAGATTACAAGATAATGAATATTGTAAAATATTAATAAATCCTAGAATTGTAGAATATATGGGAGATTTAGTAGAAACTACAAGTAATTGTGGATCTATAACATTAGATAAACCTATTAAATTAACAAGAAATTCTGAAATAATTGTAAATTATTTTGATGAAAAAGGTAATGAATTTGTAGAATTATTTACAAGAGAAACTGGTGCTTTTACAATACAACACGAAGTGGATCATAATAATGGTATATTAATAATAGATTATAAATAAATAAAATAATAAAAAAATGGTAAAAATAATTCTAATATTAGCATTATTACAATATATATATAATTTTATATTTGGTTATAAATCAAATATATTATCCTGTGGAATCTTTGGGATGGCTACAAATAAACCTGAAAATTTAGATGTAAATGGAGTTCATATTCTAGGTATATTTAATATAGAACGTGGTAAGATGTCTTGTGGATTATCATGGGATGGTGATGTACAGTATGGTCTTGGTTTTGATAAATTATATACAGATTTTATTGTAGATAGAGAAATCAAACCTACAAAAACACCAATTATGATTGGTCATACTAGACAACCTAGTTATGGATTTGCGATTACAGAAGATAATGCTCATCCATTTGGATTTGGTACAAGTAAAGATGGAGAAGGTTATGAAATGATTTTCTGTCATAATGGAACATTAAAAAATCATAAAGAATTAGCTAAAAAATATAATATTGAATTATCTGAAAAAGTTGTGAAACAATCTCATGGAGGTCATGAATATACAACAACTCGTGATAAAATTGATAGTGAAATATTAGGTGAAATATTATATAGAACAAAGAAATTTCATGTATTAAGTGAATATATTGGAGCTGCTGCTTTAGCTTGGACTTGGATTGATGAACCTAATAAACTATATTTATGGTCAGGTGCATCTAAACAAACTAAAGGTTCAGCATTAATTACTGAAATTGAAGAAAGACCTATGAATGTTTATTGTAAAAATGAAAATAATATGTTTTTCTCATCATTAAAAGATAGTTTAACTGTTTTAGGTGCATCTAAAAAAGATGATTTACAAATAGATTATAATACAGTTTATATTATTACAGATGGTGATTTTGCAAATGCTGAAAAACATAAAGTCAGTCGGAAGCAATCTGGTCAAAACGAATCTGTTGTTACCTCAGTGTTTAATAGAGGTAATAGATATAATAACTCTTTTGACGATTACTGTGATTGGGAAAATTATCAAGATGAAAGAACATTAGCTGTAACTACACCTCCTATTAATGTAGAAACTACAACATACTCAATATCTAATTTAATTGACGATAAAACAATTCGTCCTATTGTAGATTATAAAAATAAAGTATATTCTAAAAGTTTGAGATATTGGGAAAGAGGAACTCTTATAAATGGAATTTATGTTTATGTAAAAAATTGGGGTTTTAAATTTGCAGGAATTGATTCTTATACAGCTAATAGTTTTGTTAAAAGTATAAAAGGATTATCTTTTAATTACAATAGTGGATCTTTTAATTACAATATATTGAACACTGAAGGTTTTGTACCATTTAAAAAAGATGTTGATAATATACAATTTCATTATTTTACAGAAGGTGTTCTATTAAAAACTGTAGAAGATTATAATAGAGCTGTAACTTTAAGAAAAGAGTTGAAATTACCAACAAAATATATAAATTATGAAATTTTATCTTATATATCTAAACATCCTATAATTGATATGAATTCCACAAAATCAATTACTATCGCAATGTTAGATAATAAACCTTTTACTGGAAATGTAACAGAATTAGGATTTGAAAAAATATATTATTTTAATAACGGAGTATTGGTAAAATGGACTAAAAGAGCTGATTTAATAGTAGAAAATAAAACACCTGTTATAATATTACCTACTACTACAGAATCAAATAAATTTGACAAAGAATTGTTTGATAATTCCATTAAAACTATTGAAAATATTGAAAAAAATATTAAAATAGAAGATGTCGCTAAAGAAATAGAAGATGAATTATTTATTAAAGAATTACTTATGGAATCTTTTGAAAGACATTCTGAAGAAATATCTGAAACAATTATTGAACTTTCTGATTGGAAAGAACACGATCTTATTAAAGGTGCATTAAACACATTAAATTTAATAAGTCATACATTAAAAGATTTTGTTGAAACACCTAATAAAAAATAAAAATGAGTGCTGAAAAAAAAGTAGTAACAATAAAAGGAGAAGAATTACCTATTTCTCAATGTAGAAAATTTAATAAACTTTATTATAAATTAGGAGATATTAATATTCAAAATTCAGGAGATTGTTATTTAATTAATGGTAAATGTTATAGAGAGGAAACTGGATTAATTGGGTATAACCATAGTATTAAACAATATATTGTTTTAGATAATTCTGTAATTCATGGAGTTGTTGATATAATAGAAAATAAATTAATAATAGGATATTTTAATAATAATGTAAAATATTCTAAAATTATAGATAAAAATAATAATACTTTTTATTTATTTAATCCAGAATTATTTAAAGATAATAAAGAATATAGAGAGCAATTATCTACTGGAGATTTTTATCATATATCAAGATTACCAGCGTATAAATTTAATTCTATTATATTTCCAAATAAAAATTATAAATATAGTTTACCATATGACTCAAAGGGAATTATTGGAAATAATTTAAAGAATTATAATGAAAATTATAATCCTGAAATTTCAAAGAATATTAAGAATTATGCACCATTATTAGAAAATTTATCATTTGGTTTAGAATTTGAAACTACTAAAGGATTTATTCCAAATAGAATTCTTGATAAATATGGATTAATTCCATTAAGAGATGGTTCTATTTCAGGTATTGAATATGTTACAGTACCTATGGAAGGTGAAAAAGGATTACAATGTACTGTAGATATTCTTAATGTATTGAAAGAAAGAACTGAATACAGCGATGATACTTGTTCATTACATTTACATTTAGGAAATATTCCAAGAACAAAGGAATTCATATTAGCATTTTTTAAAGTTGGTATGAAAATTCAAGATGAAATGTTTAAAATGTTTCCTTTATACAAAAAGTATAATTACCATATTAAAAATAAAAATTATTCTGCACCATTACCAACATTTGAAATTTTATCACAACTAGATCCAATCATCAATTCTGATAATATTGATATTAATTTTGGAGTATTATATAAATATTTATCAATGGGTCAAGATTTTAAATCTATTGGAAATAGTCTTGATAATGTTCATAGTCATCCAGCAGATCCAAATGGTAATCAGAAATGGAACATTCGACCAAGATATTTATTATATAACATAATTCCGTTAATCTTTGGTAATAAACAAACTATTGAATTTAGAATTCATACACCTACTTATGAAGTAAATAAAATTTTACCATTTATATTTATGAATACTTTAATAGTTAATTTTACAATAAGGAATCAAAATATGATTTTAAAAACTAAATCTTTTTTAAAAGAATTAACTTTAATTGATATTTTAAATAGTCAAATTGATAACTATGACGTTTCTAATAAAAATATATTTAGAGATTTAATGTATGATTATATTGAAAAAAGAAAGAATTATTGTGAAAGACAAATTTTAGCTGGTAATATTTTAGGTACTGAATCTGAAATACCTTTTTCAAATTATATTGATTGGTTAGATATTAAAAAAAATAAACATTCAATATCATATAATACTTCTACAACTTCAATAAATATAAATGATTTAAAACCTTTTATTATAGGAAAACCAAGAGTTTATAAATCTAAATCTATTGTATCTGCAGAAAGTTATTATTCTCAACTTAGTGATATGAATAATTTTTATAAAGATTCATGGTCTAATAGTATTGGGATTATAAATAAAATAGAAAAATTAGAAAAAATAGATAACCCTAAAACAAATTCAGATGACAACCTCCCTTTCTAAAAATAAAGATAGTATTGATTGGAAAAAAGAATTAGATTTAGATTGGTCAATAACTTTATCTAATTTATTAGAATCCGATTATGGAAAGAATCTAAATACTTTTATAGAACAAATTTATTTATCTGATAAAGAAGTTTATCCAATAAAAAGTAGATTATTTACACCTTTTAGAAGATGTTCTTTAAAAGATGTAAAAATTGTTGTAATTGATGATAGACCTGTTAAAGATTTAAGATCATCAGGAATAGGTAGAGGATTAATTGAACCCTCTAGTTTAATTAAAAATTTACCTATGGAATTAAGAGAATTTAGAGATTGTATATTTGAGACAATATATGGTAATCAATATAGTATAACTAATTTTGATAATAGTTTATATGATTATTGTGATAATGACATGTTATTTTTAAATTGTTCAATGTGTGTTGAAAATAATAAAGATTATACTGTAGTTTGGAAAAATTTTATTCGTAATGTAATTCAAGAAATTAATAAAAAAAAAGAGAATATTGTATATTTATTTTTAACAGGAAACAATTTAGATTTACGTAATTATATTGACGAAAGTAAAAATAAAGTTATTGTGAATCCATTTTCAGTATTAATGAGTTATTCAACTATCTTTACAGAATTAGATGAATATATTGAAAATAAATATCCTCCATTTAATAGAATATTATGGTAGAAAATGAATTAATCTGGATTCCATATAACACTCCTGCTTTAAAAAATAGTAAGGTTAAGACAAGTAGGGGTATATTTAGTTCTCCTACAGTAAAAAAGTATTTAAGAAAGTTAGGAATTCAAAGTTATTCTTCTAGTAGAAAAACAGTTATGGGATATGTCACAAGACCAAATGAATTTGAAAAACTTCGAGAACAATTTGAAAAATCATTATCAAATAAAGGGTTTCCTGTATTAATATGCTTTCATTTTGTTCGAGATAGTAAGCGTTTGTTTGATTTTGGTAATGCCACGGAAATTATATTTGATTTGCTTACAGCACATTCTATAATTCCCGACGACAACGTTTCATTTATATTCCCATCAATTATGACAGTTGATGGGATTTTACCAAATGAAGAAAATATTAGAAAATTAGAATGGTATAGTATTAATAAAGACCAAAGTGGAGTTTGGATTAAAATAATTTAAAAATGAAAAAAGAACTATTACAAAAAATTAGTGGGTTATGTTGTTTTGCGTTAAGTGATAAAGAATGTATCAAATTACAAAGATATTTAATAACTGAAGATTATACATCTGCAAGATTGTATTTAGAAAAAATTATTGAAAGTATCGAATGGACTTTAGCATTTGATGAAAATGATGAAATTGTTAAGAAACAATTAGTCGATAGTAATTCACTAATGGATTTGGTAATGGAACTAACAATTATAAATGAAGGAGATAAAGAAAGAGAACAAGTTAGAGCAATTACTCAATAATGAAGAAGTTATAGATTTAAAATTGTCATATTCACGCATTAGTGATTTTGATAGAAATGGTGCTAAAGCCTTAATCCGTCCCTCCAATCCTGAAGGTGATGGATTAAGATTTGGTTCTTATGTAGATGATTTATTAGTAGATAAAGTTACAAATAATAATTTATGTAAAAATTTATATGTTGTTTATGATGATAATAAACCAACTGCAACATTAGGTATATTATGTGATATTATTATAGATAATTATGATGTAATTCCTGATGTAAATACAGTTTTAAAAATTGTAAAACATAATGGATTTTGGAGTAATATTAAAACTGATGAAAAATTAATATCTAATTTTGATAAAGATGAATTTTGGAATTATATCAAAATTAAATTTGAAACTAAAGATAAAGTTATAGTTACTCAAAAAGAATCGCAAGATGCTGAAGAATGTGTTAATTTATTATTAAACCATAAACATACACATCATTTATTTAATAACAATTTTGAGAATCATTATCAATATAAGTTTGAATTTTCTTATAAAGGATTTAATTTAAGAGGTATAATTGATAAATTATCAATTGACCATAAAAATAAAATTGTTTATATGGAAGATATTAAAACAGGTTCATCAAGAGCTGATGAATTTACAAAAAGTTTTATTAAATATTGTTATTATTTTCAAGAATCAGTTTATGTAAAAGCATTTGATAGTATTTGTGAAAAATTAGGATTAGTTGATTACACATTAGCACCATTTAAATTCATATTCGTAGGTAGAGGTGAAAAAGTTCCTCACATATTTGAAATAAGTGATAAATGGCATAATGCTGCAATTAATGGATTTACAACAAAAGCAGGTTATAAGTATAAAGGTTTAGATGAAAATTTAGATTTAATTTATTATCATTGGAAAAATAAACTTTATGATTTTAGTCAAGAAGTTTATGAAAATAACGGAAGTTTAATATTAAATGATAATTTTATAGAAGTAAATTAAATGGAAGAAAAAATTAAAACAGTTGCTATTTTTATGGGATTGTTTCAAGATGACAAAGGTTTTTGGGGATTTAAAAATACACCTGAATATCAACGATGTCATTCTGATAGAATTAAAGATGTTTATCAATATGATAGAGATTGGAATTTGTTAATGAAAGTTATTGAAAAGATTACATCTATTTTAATGTTAGATGATAATTTTAAATATAATTATCTTTATATTGGTTATGATTTTGAAGATAAAGAACATTATGTTAATTTATATGTATCAGAAGATAAACAAATTAACGGAATATCTAAAACATCTAAAATAGAAGCTGTGTATGAAGCAGTAGTAAAATTTATTAACTTTTATAATAAACAAAAGGAAGAAATAAATTAATGAGTAAAATTACAGGTATATATAAAATAGAAAGTCCATCTGAACGAATCTATATAGGACAAGCTGTAGATATTACTAGACGATTCAAAGAATATAAAAATATAAAAAAAAGTAAATTACAAATAAAATTACATCGATCTTTTAATAAATATGGAATAGAAAATCACATATTTGAAATAGTTGAAGAAACAATTTCAGAAGATTTAAATAATAAAGAAAGATATTGGCAAGATTTTTATGAAGTAATTTCAAAAAAAGGATTAAATTGTACTTTAGTAAAATCAGATGATAGATCTGGTGTTTTAAATGAAGAAACTAAATTAAAAATTAGTTTAGCAAATACTGGAAATTTTCATAATGAGGAAACTCGTGCTAAAATGGGAATTAAAAATAAAGGTAGAATTGCATCTCAAGAAACTAGAGATAAAATGTCTAAATCTAGAAAAGGTGTAAAATTATCAGATGAGCATATAAAATCAATAAGTGAAGGTAGAAAAGGAATTATTTTCTCAGATGAACATAAGCAAAACTTAGCTAATAAAAAATTAGGAACAAGAAATAAAAGTTTAGAAAAAAAAGTAATTGATGTAGAAACTGGAATTATTTATAATTCTATTAAAGAAGTATCTAATTTATTTAATATTAACTATGATAAATTAGGAAGTTGGTTACGTGGTGATGTTAATAATAGATCTAATTTTAAATTTTATTATGAATAAACCACGTTATAATAAATCGAAGTCGTATTTGCTTCCATTAATATCAGAAGTACTAGATTTAAATATAAAATTCTTACCTTATCTTATCAATACATATTTATTTGATGAAAATAATGAATATGAAAACTGTATATTTATATTACATGAATTCAATTTTAAAAATCCTGAATTCACTAAATATGAACATAAACTTACAAATAATGAATTGTTTGTAAAACATATTGATATAGATGATAAAGTAGTATATATATTTAAATTTCCAGAAGAATATCTTAATGAATATAATTGTTTATTAAATAGTCAATACTCCAAATTTGGAGATGATGCTAAACAATTAATTTTAAGATTTTGGGGAGAAGTATATTCTGGTAATTCTGCAGGTGTAAACTTTCTACTAAAAGTAAAACAAATATTATACAAAGAAATAAAACTAAAAGAGAGATTACAAAAGGAGTTAGGGGTTATCATAGATGATAACCAAGAGTTGGGAGATTACGTTAATCCTCATAATGAAGTACTAATACTAACGGAAGTTGGAGGGAAAGTATGGAAATAAACAATAATAATTTAAATAAAAATATGTTAAAAAGAAGTTTGTTAGTTAAACGAACAAGTGTGTTACCTGAAGAATATCCAGAATTAGAAACATTTTTATTATCAATTAATAAAACAATGTGGTTTGTAAATAAATGGGATTTTTCTTCAGATAAGAATGATTTTAATAATTTTATGTCATTCAAAGAAA